GGCGCCACCAATGCCACCGGGAATGGATCAAGGGGCAGATATGACACAAGATCCATTTGCGTTTGATCAACAAGGTGATGGTCAAGAGCAAGATCCCGGTGAAGATGTTCCCGGACCAAGCAATAATAAATAATAACAGAACAGTTTAGGAGTCCATTATGGTTACTGAAAATATTGAACAAATGCTAAAAAGTATTGCTGCAGGGGATATTGCTTCTGCAAAAGAGCAATTTTCATATGTTGTCACACAAAAAGTTGCTGATCGTTTAGAAGACTTCAAAGCTGAAGTTGGGTCAGAATTTATGAATAAGGGTACTGAATAATGGCTATCACAAAAACTATTATTGCAAACTCACCAACAAGAACTGTAGTTAAGGTTGCAGCAACTGCTGCTTCTGATACAGTGACTATTGCACTTGCAACAGATTTGCTTTGCCCAAATCAAACATCGGTTGCACCAAAAGTCAATATCACTAAAGTTTGGTATTCAGTGTCAAGTTCAGGTGATGTGACAATTACTAGAAACTCTGTTGCTATTGCAAAATTATTTGGTCACGACACAATCGATTGTTTCAGTTTAGCTGAACAAAATACCAGTGACGTTGTGGTAACTTTCAACACTTCAGCTGGTGGCACTTTGATTTTGGAACTTGCCAAGGTTGGCGGATATGGTGGCAATTTAGCACCCGATGCATAAGGAATAAAAGATGAAGCTCTTATCAGAAATCGTTGATCAAAATTTGGAATACCTTGTTGAGAACACTGCTCAAGGTAAAAAGTATTACATTGAAGGTCGTTGGGCAACTGCTGACGAACCAAACCGCAATGGTCGTGTTTATCCTGGTCAGGTTATGGAACAGGCACTTGGTAAATATCAAACCGAATACATTGCACCAAAGCGTGCTATGGGTGAATTGAATCATCCACAAGGCCCATCAATCAATTTGGATCGTGTTTCTCACGTTATTGAGAATCTTAAGATGGAAGGCAAGTATGTAAATGGTCGTGCCAAAATTATGGAAACTCCAATGGGTACCATTGCTAAAAACTTGATTGATGAAGGTATCAAGCTTGGTGTATCAACTCGTGGATTGGGATCATTGGAAGAGTCAAGAGATGGTTACAAGCGTGTTAAGAACGACTTTTTCATTTCAGCAATTGACATCGTTTCCGATCCAAGCGGTCCAGGTTGCTGGGTAAATGGCATTATGGAAAATGTTGATTATCAAATGTTGGAAGACGGTCGCATTGTTCAATTGGCAGTCGACACACTGAAAAAGAAAATAAATGAAGAAGCAGCTATTAAAGAATTTGCTAAATTAATGGAATCATTAAAAGGTTAATTTAGAAACTAATATTGATGGATTCGTGAGAGAGAAATCTCATTTACTATAAATAATATTATCAAGAATTAAGGAGATAACATGGCTACGCTTGAAGAAAAAATTAAGCAGCTCATGGAAGCAAAGCAGGAAGAAGAGCTTCTTTCTGAAGAGTCCATCGAGGAATTAGAAGAAAAAGAAACCATCACAACCAAGGGTGGCGCAACCATCACTGATGATGATTCTGATGAAGACAAGGAAGATGATTCAGAAGAGTCTGATGAAGATCAAGACGAATCTGGTGATGAAACTGAAGTGTCACAAGACGCTGGTGAGACCAATAAGAACAAAGTTGATGTGAAAGAGGGCACTGATCCATTCGGTAAACTTGACAGCAACGGTGGCGATTCTGCTGGTGACGCTGGTAAGAATGCTAAACTAAAGTCTGGTCAAGGTCGTAAAGATGAACCAAGTGGTGCCGCTGGTAAATTAGAAGGTACCCCAACAACTGGTAAAACCGATGATAATGGTGACAATGCTCGTCTTAAGTCTGGTCTTGGCAAGAAAGATACTACTGGAAAAGTAACAGGTCCTTCAGCTGGTGGTGCAGAGAATCCAGAATCAGCCAAGAACAATGTTGATAAGAACCCAGTTGGTGTTAAAGAACATATGACTGCACTATTTGATGGCGAAGAGTTATCAGAAGAGTTTCAGTCAAAAGCAGCAACAATTTTTGAAGCAGCAGTAGAGCAAGTCGCTGCAACAAGAGTTGAATCACTGAAAGAAGAATATGCTCTTGAAATCGTAAGATTGCAAGAAGAGCAACAACAGCAAGTAGCTGAAGCTGTTGAAATGGTTAGAGACGAGTTGGTAGAACAAGTTGATGGTTTCCTCAACCTAGTTGTTGAGCAGTGGATAGAAGAAAACCAAGTCGCTCTAGAAAGCGGGATGAAGGTAGAATTAGTGAATAACTTTATTGATGGTCTCAAGACATTGTTCAAAGAGAACTATGTTGATATTCCCGAAGACAAGCTAGATGTAATTGAAGAGCAATCCGCGGAAATCGCTGCACTTGCAGAAGGTTCTGAGAAATTGGTCGAGCACGTTGCTGAGTTGGAAGCTGAATTAGCTTCAATCAAGTCCGCTCTTGTGTTTGAATCAGTTGCAGACGAACTAACTGACGTACAAGCAGAGAAATTCAAGGGTTTGGTTGAGAATGTTGAATTCACAACCGTCGAAGAATATACTGAGAAGCTCGAGACATTGCGTGAATCATATTTCCCACAAGGTCGTACAGCACCAGTTGAAACCATTAGCGAAAGCGTTACAACAGAAGAAAATCCAATTATGGACTCTTATGTTGCCGCTGTAGCTCAAAATTTAAAATTTAGATAATTCTACAAGAAAGGTAACAAAATGACAATGTTAACTCAACAACAACTATCAGAAAAGTGGTCACCAGTTCTAGACCACGCTGATCTCCCAAGCATCACCGAAGCTCACAAGCGTGCTACAACCGCCGTTCTTCTTGAGAACACCGAGCGTGCACTTCGTGAAGAGCGTGCTTCATTGATGGAAACTGGCGCACCAAGTTCATTCGTTGGTGATGGTATGACTGGTACTGGTACTACTGGTGTTGGTAAAGGTTATGACCCAGTTCTTATCGGTCTAGTTCGTCGCGCTATGCCACAACTTATCGCTTATGATATTTGCGGTGTTCAGCCAATGACTGCTCCAAGTGGTTTAGTGTTCGCACTTAAGTCACAATATGTTGATAACGCTACTCCAGCATCACGTACTGAGGCTCTCTTCAACGAAGCTAACTCAGGTTGGTCTGGTGACGCAGCTAAGTCAAATGACAAGTCAAACAGCGCTCTACCAGCTGCTGGTGGTTTGTCCCCAGTTGAATCAGCTAATGGTTTGTCACCATGGGATTCAACCCCAGGCTTTGCTAACAACGGTGGTATGACAACAACCTACGCAGAAAGCGTTACCCCACAGGAAATGTCATTCTACATCGACAAGTTCACTGTTACTGCTAAGAGCCGTGCATTGAAGGCTGCTTACTCAGTCGAATTAGCACAGGATCTTAAGGCAGTTCACGGTCTTGACGCTGAAGGCGAACTCAGCAACATTCTCTCAAACGAGATTCTTGCTGAAATCAACCGTGAAGTTATCCGTACAGTGTACAAAATCGCTAAGCAGGGCGCTGAACTCACAACTACTGCTGGTACTTTTGACCTTGACACAGACGCAAACGGCCGTTGGTCAGTTGAGCGTTTCAAGGGCTTAATGTTCCAAATCGAGCGTGAAGCTAACCGTGTTGCTCAAACAACTCGTAGAGGTCGTGCAAACTTCATCCTTTGTTCAGCTGACGTTGCTTCCGCATTGTCAATGGCTGGTACATTGGATACCGGTGCTGCTCTAGGTGGTGGTGCACTCAAGGTTGACGATTCCTCAGCAACATTTTGCGGCGTTCTAAATGGCAAGTATAAGGTTTATATCGACCCATACATGTCAAATGGCACAACCGATCAGTTCTGCGTTGTTGGTTATCGTGGTACATCAGCATTTGATGCTGGTCTCTTCTATTGCCCATACGTTCCACTACAGTTGATGCGTGCTGTTGATCCTGACACCTTCCAGCCAAAAATTGGCTTCAAGTCACGTTATGGTCTAGTATCACACCCACTAAGTGGCGATGCAGCAACCTTAGGTGCTCAGAGCAACTTCTACTTCCGTATCTTCCGCGTAAGCAATATTGCTTAATCGTAAGTAACGTAGTAAACAAAATGGGAGCTTCGGCTCCCATTTTTACTTGCTCAATAAATATATAATCAATAAAAGAGGGACAATATGGATTCTTGCGAATTTCAAAATGGTGAAGCTACAATGCCAGATGGTAGTCCGCTATCATATGACGGTCTACCAAATACAAACTTCAGACTTCTTTTCCCAAAAGCAACTTGGGTTAATATGTTTCTACAAGAATTTACTGTACCAGAAGTATCTGTCACTGAAGTTATTAGAACAACACCATATGCTGATATAAATGATATTGGTGAAAAGATGAATTACGGCGATGTTACTGCAACGTTCCTTGTGGATAAGAATCTTAAGAATTACAGAGAAATATTCAATTGGATGAGAAGAATGACAAACCGCGGTTCCCATATTGGTGAATCTGATAACCCATTACTCATTGTTAATGGTAAAGAGATGATTCGTTTTGTTGAAGCATGGCCTATGTCTTTGTCTGGTCTATCATTTGTTACTAATGCAAATGATGTAACATACATTACTGCTACAGCTGTATTTAATCTTGACTATTTTGAATTTGTTGATGAACCATTTGATGTAACAAATAAGGGTAAGTAACAAGTAATACAATATGCAAAAGGACTACAGAAGCAAGGATACACGGTCTTACTAATTATGTCAAGCATTATTTGCGGTCTTGAGATTAAATATGTGATTTGATATAATGATGTTATTGTTATTATGGAGTGGTTATTATGCCTAGTATTGATGAAGTGGTTGCTGAATGGAGAACTGATGCGGTATTGAACGATTCTCGCGTAGATCGTGAATTATTGAAAACGCCAATGCTTCATGCAAAATATTTGGAGTACTATGTGTATTTCAAAGCTAAGTTGGCACAATCTGAAAAGAAACACAATAAAATGATGTGGGTGAAACGAAAGTATTTTCGTGGTGAGATGGAACTCAATGAACTACAAAAATACGGTTGGTCACAATGGCAAGGACTAAAACCATCAGGTGCGGAACTTAATCAATTGCTTGAAATGGATACTGATATGAACGATTTGCGAGAAGTTGTTGCAAGTTATAAAACATCAGTATCTTCTTTGGAATATATCCTAAAGCAAATAGCAAGTCGTGATTGGGCATTGAAGTCCATCATTGAATACAACAAGTTTATGGCTGGTGCGTAATGACGGAAAAGGTTACCATCACTAAATTGAATGAGGTGTTCATTCACCTTGAATGCGACATTGGTATTTTGTATGAATTGGAACCAATGTACACGTTTGAGGTTCCTGGTTGGAGATTTACACCAAAAGGTCGAGCAGGTATTTGGGATGGTAAAATCAAACTACTGCAAGCTCATCGTCGTGTTCTTCACGCAGGACTTCATAATGATCTTTGCAAGAAAATTGAGTCATTAGGGTATATTGTTGATAGTCGAGTTGATCGTGAAGATGAGTCAATAACGCCTGAAGAGATTGTGAATTATGTAAAGGCATTAAATTTACATTCAAAAGGAACTCCAATTGAAGCACGTGATTATCAATATCACGCAATATACACTGCATTAAAACAGCGCCGACAAACTATTTTGTCGCCAACTGGTTCAGGTAAATCCGCTATCATCTATTGTTGTACTCGGTACATATTAGACAATGTTGAAGGTAAAGTTTTAATCATTGTCCCCACTACTCAATTGGTACATCAAATGATTGGTGACTTTACCGATTATGCTTCTCAAGATGAATACGATATTGAAGAAGACACACATTACATTATGTCCGGTAGAGAAAAGGACGATGATAAGAGAATTTATGTGAGTACTTGGCAGTCGATTTATAAAATGGATAAGAGTTGGTACTCGCAATTTGATGCTATTATATGCGACGAAGTTCATTTGGCAAAGGCGCTAAGTATATCTAGTATTTTGGAGAAGTGTATAAATGTTCAGTACCGATTAGGGTTTACTGGTTCGCTCGACAATTCAAAGACCAATCAGTTGGTCATTCAAGGACATTTTGGTCCTATCACAAAAGTCACAACGACTAGAGAACTGATTGATGACGGTCACTTATCGGAAATTTCTATCAAGTGCTTATTGATGAAATACAATTCCGAAAGTGCAAAGATGGTCAAACATATGGACTATCAAAAGGAAATCGACTTCATCATTTCACATGATAAACGAAACAAGTTTATTCGTAACTTAGCATTGAGTTTGACTGGCAACACTCTCATTCTTTATACATATGTTGAAAAGCATGGAGATGTGCTTTACGAAATGTTACAGCAAAAAGTTGGTGATAGACCATTATTTTATGTTCACGGCGGTGTCGAAGCAGAATCAAGAGATGAAGTACGACATATAACTGAAATGTCCGATAATGCAATCATTGTTGCTAGTGCAGGGACTTTTAGTACTGGCGTAAATATTCGTAGATTGCATAACATTATTTTTGCCTCACCTACAAAATCAGTTGTCCGTGTTCTTCAGTCGATTGGTCGCGGCCTTAGAAAGGCAGATGACAAAAATAAGGTTGTTGTGTATGATATAGCAGATCAAATACATAAAACTAAATCTAAACAAAATTACACATATAATCACTTCGTCGAAAGATTGAGAATATATGTTTCACAAGAATTCACATATAAAATAACAGAGGTGAACATTGAATAAATTAACTTTTGACAAAGCGTTCTTTTGTCTCAAAATTCGGACAGGTGAGACAATTTTTACTGAAGTTGTTGATGTCGATGATCACGCTATGACATTATATAATCCGATGCTTGTGGTAACTGATATAAACGCCCAAGATGAGTTGTTGTCTTTAGTGCCTTGGATTCCGTTCACTGTTAGGAAATTCCTCCCAATACCAATCAATATGATTTACTTTGCAGATAATTTAAATAAGACCTTTTTTGAATATTATGGTCGAACTGTGATACAATATGAAATGAATAAAATAAAACAACGAGTTTATCAGAAGATGGACTCAAAAAGTGATTATGTTGTTATAAGTGAGGGTTTAGACGAAATGAAGAAAATGAGTGAAGAACTGGTGGCCAAGTTTGGTGTTGATGGTCCAGATTTTTCTGAATTTGAAGCCATTTTAGATAAACATAAGTCTAACATTGTTATGCATTGAGAGGGTATTATGACCGAAGCGGCACCAGTAAAAATTAAACCAAAAGATAAACCATTTTATGTGTCGAATCCAGATCTGTATAAGGCATACTGTGATTGGCATATAGGCATTTTGGAAGCAAAGAAACAAGAAGAAGAAATTCCAGAAATGCCTCGGTACATTGCCGAATCGATAATGAAAATTTGTACTCGACTATCATATCGACCAAACTTCATCAATTATTCATATAAAGAAGAAATGATTGGTGATGCGATTGAAAATTGCATTCGTACTGCTAAAAATTTCAATCCAGAAAAATCGACTAATCCATTCTCATTTATTACTACAATTGCTTGGAATGCATTCCTTCGTAGGATTCAGTCTGAACAAAAACAATCACACATCAAAGCGAAAATGATTGAAGAACTTCCAATGGATGAACTAATGGATGTTCAGGAACACGATGAAGAAACTCTATCATATCACAACCAATTCATTGAATTTCTCCGTGAGAATAGTTACACACATTCTCCTGATCAACCGAAACGTAAAAAGAAGAAACAACTACACGAGGAAATTGGACTAGAAGAGTTCTTTGAAGGCGAAACTAATGAGAGCGATACTCATGCCTCCGATTGAAATGCGATGGAGAATTATTAGAGAAGAACGAGTGTTACAATATAGATTTCAAAATGACCACGGTGAATGGTCAGATTGGATAAATGTGCCTGAGGTGTTCAAATGAAATTTGCTATTGTAACCGACATTCATATAGGAGTTAGGAATGCATCACAAGCATTTGCTGAATATCAACTCAAATTCTTTGAAAATGAGTTTTTCCCATATTTGAAGAAACACAAAATTGATACTGTTTTGTGTTGTGGTGATCTTTTTGATACTCGCAAGTTTAGCAATCATGTCATATTGGATATGTGGAACAAACGATTCTTCAATTATATGCGTGATGAGGAAATTGAGTTTCATTTGATTCTTGGTAACCACGACCTAGCACTTCGCAATTCATTAGAAGTCAATTCACCAACATTGTTCCTATCCCATTATAAAAATATCATCATATATGATAAACCAACAACGGTGACTTGGGATAAAACTGAGATATGTTTTCTTCCGTGGATATGCGAATCCAATTCAAAAGACTCAATGGATCAAATTTTATTCACACCAGCACAAATCGCATTTGGTCATTTGGAGTTGGCAAATTTTGAAATGCACAAAGGACAAGTTCAACATGAAGGAATGGATGCTAAACTTTTCAATCGTTTTGAGGCTGTTTATTCTGGTCATTATCACCACAGGAGCACTAGTGGGAATGTGTCTTATCTCGGCTGTCCGATGGAGTTTACTTGGATTGATTTCGATGATCCAAAAGGGTTCCACATTTTTGACACAAAGAAACGAGAGATAAAGTTTCACAAAAATCCATACACAATGTTCAATAAAGTCATCTACAATGACAAAGATCAAAAAGATGATTATTGGAAGTCGATTAAAGTAGATCACTTGAAAGACACTTATGTGAAAGTCATTGTGGTCAATAAAACAGATCCTTATCAATTTGATAGATTTTTGGATGTTTGTTATAATGCTGGTTTCGGTGATTTGAAGATTGTAGAAGATTTCTCCGATGTCGATTCTGATTCGGTTGACGATGATGATTTAGAAATGGAAGACACAATGACATTGACAGAATCATATATTGATTCTATTGATGTGGTTGGTGACAAAGAGAAACTCAAACAATTGATGAAAAGCCTTTACACAGAAGCATTGGAGATCGTAGAGTGATTTTGTTCAAAAATATAACATATCAGAATTTCTTAGCAGTTGGTAATGTTCCAATATCCATTGATTTGGATAGGCATCACACCACATTGATAACTGCAACAAATGGTTCTGGTAAATCGACTATGTTGGATGCTATTTGTTTTGCTCTTTTCGGTAAGGCATATCGCAACATCAATAAACCAGGTTTGGTGAATAGTATCAACCAAAAGAAGATGCTGGTTCAAATCGAGTTCGATATTGGTAAGAAGAAATACAAAATTCTTCGTGGTATGAAGCCAAACGTGTTTGAGATTTGGTGCAATGACAAAATGATTAACCAAGATCCAAACGTGCGTGATTATCAAAAGATTCTTGAAACACAAATTCTCAAGATGAATTATCGAGCATTCACACAAGTGGTAGTTATGGGATCATCGTCATATGTCCCATTTATGAAATTGAAACCAAATGACCGTAGAGAATTCATTGAAGACTTGTTGGACATTAAAATTTTCTCTGTAATGGGT